GTCGAAATCCGACAGTGGAGGATGTACTTGTCATTTGGAAGCTTCCAGTTTGAAAGCAACCGAATGTAGTATCTCCTCAGAACCTTTCGGTTCGTCCACTACTCCGATTAATCGGAGTACGTCCACCTCAGCTTGATGTCGACGGCATGAGGGCGCCCAGCGCGCTCAAGATGTCGTTCATCGGCAATTGGCTGATTGCCTTGATGAAGGAACACCTTTAGCAAGGCGCCAGAGTCATCCAACGGATCGGATGGCAATCTGGCGGACGGAACAAAGGCCCTAACCTGGGGTCTTTGTAGGTCCCGACAGAAACGTTGATGGTCAATATGACCATCAAGGCTCTGTCGACCAAGCGCCTGAGAATTCGGTGAAACGAACGGAAAGTGACGAATCACTTTCAGAATCATTTCATCGAGAAACTCACATGTTTTGAAGAGATCCTTCTCAAAGAGAAGGCGTCTCATCGCAACAAGTGAGATAACCTCAGGAGCGTGCCTCCGTTGGGTAGGGAGCATTGCTCTGACCTTGACAATACTGACGTCTTGGCCATCGTAATATTCCTTACCGCAAGACTCTCTGAACTTTCCAGTCCAGAAAGACTTGCCAGTATTAACTACAGACCCAAAAGCCTGCAGCATACTGACAACGGAACGTACGTTTTCTACAGGGACAATCAAGTCGTCCCCGTAGACGCGCACCTTGTCCACATACTGTTTAACAGTATGATGGCTAAGGGGTGAGTTGAGATCTCTTTCAATCCCAAGAAAGATGATGGTTAAGAAAACCATCGCCTCAAATGGGAAACAGAGAGCTGAACCCATGGACGCGAACTTGGCTAAACGGATTACTCCGTGGCCAGGAACATCAGCCTTCCGGCTGCGACATGCGTCAACTCCACGATGCAAATGTGGATGATTGCGCAGTAGCAGCCGTACGAGCTGATTTGAGACACGATCGGACGCTTCACTCAAATCGAGTGTCGCTAAGGATCCATCGATGGATCCTTTCCGAGCCATTCGCTGATTAGGCGTTTGGTCTAGGAATCCGAGGAAGTGATCAAGGTGGTTAACTCCTTGAATCGCCTCCAGAATCTCGCGAAGAATCCCTTGCTGCACGTACTGCATGCAACAGGGTTCAATCGCAATGATTCTAGGTGTCTTTTGCGTTTTAGGAACCGAGACCACCTTGACGGGGGTTTCGGAACCGGGTTCGACGTGGTGAATATCGTCATACTGGTCAAAAAATGACCAGTTAGGCAAGAGGTATTCCCCCGCAGGGAAATACTCTTCCAGACGATCGGTCCATTTGCGTAGCGAATATTTACCGTTTCCACGGTATCTATCTGCTGTCGCGCCTGGTCCGTGTTTGGGGATAAGGACTCCATCGTAGACTGCTTTGTCGACTTTGGAGAATATATCCGCAAACAAAAGGGAGCTAACACGTGAAAAGTCCGAAAGTAAATCACTCTCGGATATTTTCGCATCATGCTCCTTCACCTCGTTCTCACAATTGACGTAATCCGACATAGCTCGCCTTTCCCTTACATCGCTGCAAGGGAGGGCGATCTTTGCAAAAGACAACGTAAGTTGTCGAATCGCAAAGATTGCATCTATGTCGGGTGAGTCAACCAACTCACCACTACTACGGTCGAACACACGATCGAGGAAACCTCCTAGAAATAGGGGGAGACCTGCCCTCCACTGGAAACCAGTGAAGAGATCGCGATCGACCCGGCCTCGGTCAAGACCTTTTTGGAGGTCCTTTCCGAATTCGGGTAGGGTTATCGTAAGAAATGATAACCCCTCATGTTCGCACCGTACCTGGACTCTTTTGGAGTCCATGGTGGCGCTTGTACAACACCTACTGGCCAACTCATCGGCCAGTACTTTCCAGAGCAATATCAGGCTTTTCAAAGCCCCTCCTTAAATAGAGGTGGTCTTTCCTTAGCCAATGATATTCGCGGGAGCAACAAGGGACGACTTTAGATTTAGTCGTCCTTGCTGGGCCCCCACAGCTCAGAAATCTTGCAACATAGCAAGAATTCTGTGCTACCTTCGCGGCTGACAGGAACGACGAGCATAAAGGTGGCATTAACAAATGACACCATATCTCGAAGTTCCTCCAGGGTCAGGACATCCAACGTGTCAAAATCAATTGCACGTAGGATGCCTGATAGATCCTGGTCTGTCAGCTTTCACCACCAAGAAGCTTGGTGATGAGAAGGTCCGAAGACGCTGCAGCCTGATCGCGCAGGCCATCAAAGATGGCATACGCCTCAGCTGCCGTGTATCCCACAACGGGCAAGTCAAAGACGGTATATACGGACATACCGACCTTGACATTGTTCGCAGGGATAAACGGATCTGCAGTGATCTTCGAGTGGTCGAGCCGAAGCACTCG